CTGACCAGATGGTCAGGTTTGCCCCCCCCCTCTTTTGGCGCGGCGGGGTGCAATTGCAATGACCCCCCCACGCATACCCGCCATACCCCCCACCCCTTCACGTTTTCCGAAAAATAGGAGCCACGCGAAAAAATGACCAGCACCCCCGCACCCCAAGATAACCCGTTTCTGGCGCTCATGCGCCGCTATCGTGACGACCCTGTCCGCTTTGCCGAGGAGGTCATTGGCATCGAGCCCGACGAGTGGCAGGTTGAGCTGCTGGACGCCGTCTCCGCGCCTGCCATACGCCGTGTAAGCGTGCGCAGCGGCCACGGCGTCGGCAAAAGTACCGGCGTCGCCATGGCTGCGCTGTGGCACGTGTTGATGCGCGTGCCGAGCAAGACGGTTGTCACGGCGCCCACCAGCGCGCAGCTATTTGACGCGCTGTTCGCTGAGATGAAGGCATTGGCCAAGAAGCTGAAGCCGCCGTTTGACAGCCTGCTAGAGGTGAAGTCTGATCGGATTGAGTTAAAGAGCCACCCCGAGAGCACGTTTATTTCGTGCAGGACGTCACGGGCGGAGCAGCCCGAGGCGCTGGCCGGCGTTCACAGCCCCTCGGTGCTGCTGCTTGCTGACGAGGCCAGCGGGATACCCGAGGCGGTGTTTGAGGCTGCCAGTGGGTCGATGTCCGGCCACACCGCGACGACGGTGCTGACGGGCAACCCCACGCGTAACACGGGGTTCTTCTACGAGACGCACAACCGGCTGCGCGACGACTGGCACACGATGCATGTTTCCTGTGTGGACAGCCCGCGCGTCAGCGATGACTTCGTGGCGGATATGCAGCGCCGCTACGGGCCCGATTCCCCCGCTTATCATGTGCGCGTGCTTGGCAATTTCCCGCCGTCCGAGGAGGACACGGTGATACCCGTCTCGCTGATCGAGGCTGCCATGGCCAGCGACGTGCGTGTGCATGAGAATACGGCGAGCATATGGGGTCTGGACGTCGCGCGTCAGGGCGGGGATGCGTCTGTCTTGGCCAAGCGGCAGGGGCCCGTCGTGCATCCGCTCAGCGTGTGGCGCAATCTCGATCTCATGCAGCTTACTGGTGCCGTGAAGGCGGAGTATGACGCGCTGCCCGCGGATAAGCGTCCGCAGGAGATCATCGTGGATAGCAACGGGTTCGGCGCAGGCGTGCTGGATCGGCTGCGTGAGGTTGGGCTGCCGGCGCGCGGGTTGAACGTGTCGGAGCGCGCCGCCGCCAATCAGACATATGTGAACCTGCGCGCGGAGCTGTGGTTCAAGGCGAAGGCGTGGCTGGAGGGTATGGATGTTAAGCTGCCGCGTGACGACGCGTTATATGCTGAGCTGGCGGCGCCGCGATATCACTTCACGTCAAGCGGCAAGATGCAGGTCGAGAGCAAGGACAGCATGAAGAAGCGGCGCGTTGCCTCGCCAGATCGCGCCGACGCCGTGTGCCTGTCATTGGCGACAGACCACACGGCGATGCATTTCGGTTCCAAGGTTGGCGGGTGGGGCGCGCCCCTTCGCAGGGGCATACGCGGGGTCGTTTAGGGGCGGGTTTGCATTTTCTCTGAAAAAAGTTTACCTTGGCCTTGCTCAGAGTGGTTTCATGTCCACGTCTGTACCTCATCGCGGGTTTTCCTCCCTGTACCCGCACAACTTGACCCCGTTGCGCCCCTCCCAGCGCGCGGGGTTTCTTTTTGGCGTTTTAATGTTATTATATCGCAAGATATTATGGAGATTGTGATGCCAAATGTAGATGGTAAAAAGTTCCCGTACACAGCCGCAGGTAAAAGGGCTGCAGCCTCGGCGATGAACAAGAAAAAGAAGAAGCAGTATGGCACAACGACGAAGCGGAAGACTTCCGCCCCCAAGAAGTGATGTGGACGGCGCTGCTCCTGCTTTGCAGCGTCGAGGGTAACTGCTTTGCGTTTGGCAGCCCCGTGATGCAGAGCGAGAGCCAGTGCATACAGTCCATACCGAGCGGGCTGAAATACGCGCGGCAGACGTTTCCTGCGTACCGCGCGGTGGATTATCAATGCGTCCAGTGGGGCGAAGGAGCGTAGATGGCGACGGCGAAGAAGACCAACCCGAAGCTATGGGAAAAGTCGAAGGCGCGAGCTAAGGCTAAGATGGGCGGGCATAGCGCGCGTGCCATGCAGCTCGCCACTAAGTATTACAAGGAAGCGGGCGGCGGTTATTCTGGCTCAAAGAGCAGCGGCAACAGCTTGTCCAAGTGGAGCAAGCAAGACTGGGATTATTCCGGCAAGGAGGGCAAAAGCCGCTACCTGCCCAAGTCTGCACGCAAAAGTTTATCATCTGGTCAAAAATCTGCCGGATCGCGCGCCAAGAATAAGGCGACCAGCGCTGGCAAGAAGCGCGCGCCCTACACGGCTGCAGAAAAACGCGCGGTGAAGAGGGCGTAATGGCGACGAAACGCAAATCAGGCCCAAGCCTATCTGTTGGGCGCGGCGAGAAGCTTTCGGTGAAGCGTGGCGGCGGTTTAACCGCCAAGGGGCGCGCAAAGTATAACAAGGCGACCGGCAGCAAGTTAAAAGCCCCCGCGCCGAGCCCCAAAACGAAATCAGAGAAAGCGCGTAAAAAGTCGTTCTGCGCCCGCTCACGCGGCTGGACGGGTGAACGCGGCAAGGCAGCACGCAGAAGGTGGAAGTGTTAAGATGAGCATACTCGACGACATTATTAGAGCGGCAATGCGTGGCAGATACCCAGAAGTGATGCCGCCTGTTCTCAAGTTTGACAAGAAAAAGGGCAAAGAATATCTTGCTAAGGAGCTTGGCCCAGAGGCAAAGCAAGTTAAGAAGGCTCGCGATGCTGCGGTTAAACGAGTTAACGCCGGTGATTATGACCCGTATTTTGACGTCTCCGAGAGGTTTCCGGTCGATAGGCAGAACTATCCGATTGCTTCGCAGCCAAATCAAACGCTGCAGGTTTTGCCCGCGAAGCAGGAAACCATTGAAAAGTATAGACAAATTTACAATAACCCAGAAAGCAAAAAACGGCTGCAGGAGGCATATCTAAAAGGATTGGATATCCCCGAAACGCAAGGCTGGTATTTTATGGGCCAGCTCGAAAAAGAGTTTATCGATGAATATGGCCCAGAGCAGGGTCGCAAGATGTTCACAGCGATGTTTGCTGACCCGATGGCGGCATGGACTGGCGGAGCAGACCCAACGGCAAACCTTCTTATGGCAACATATGATAATTTCAGAAAGGTGCAGGGCGCAAACCTGCCGGAAAAAGCTTTTGACTTTCCATATCCTATCGGCGGTAGGTTTTTAGGAACAAACGCCGCTCAAGCCAAAAAGGTTGAGGCCGCCGGAGAAATAAACCCCAGAACCAACCCAAAGCGGTTCAATTTTTCAACAAATTTTCAAGGCGCTGCTGATCGAGCCACCATGGATGAGCAGATGATGACAATGGGATACGGCATGAACGTGCCAACCCCCAACACCTATGGCGCAGTTGAAGAAGTGGCCATGGAGCTGGCTGATAAAAATCGCACTACACCTATGGGGTTCCAAGAGGTTGCGTGGCATGGCGGATCAGGCAAAATCGGAAAGCCGATGATCCAGTTTGTAAACGAAGCCATTGAGCGCACAAGCTCAGTGACTGGCATGAAGCCGCAAGACGTCGTAAAAGGCATGGTGCGCGGATCAATTCCCATATTTGGCGTGGGAGCTGCGGGGATGGTTCAGCAAAACCAAAATCAATCCGACATATTAAATTATTTTCAAGACAAGGGCATCCAATGATCAAGATGACGTATGAAATGAAAATGAACGATTTTGGCATGTCTTTGTTTAAGCATGACCCGTCTTTTGACATAGAAATCATCAGTAAAGTCGAAGACGGATCATTCGAGGGTGGATATCACGTTAAGGTTACAGAAGAGCGAGACGAAGGTGCAGAATAGATACTACACGCAGCCAGACGGGTCTGTCGTTATTCAAGACGCTGTGACAGGCAAAGTAACTGTAACCAACCCACCAGCGCGTCTTTCCGCTGCACCGCCCGAAGGGTTTATCGGTCGCGCGCGTCAGGGGCTGACGTCTGGCCTGCAGAGAACGGGGCTTTCGCCTTACATGGCGCGCCGCACCAGCGAAGGGATTTTAGGCAGGCCATTTGCGCGGCCACAATCTGAGCTTCCATTTTTGGAGACGCTTGGCGTTGCCAACGCAACGCCAGTGGTCGCTGGAGGATTGATGGCAGGAGAGGCTTTCACACAAGCGGCACAGGGGAACCGCAGCGCTGCGCTTGGTAATGCGGCACTAAGTATTTTAGATATTGGCGGAAGCGGGGCTGGTCTAAAAGCAGCATACAGGAACGCGCGCCAATCGCCTGAGCTTATTGACATACCGCAGACGCCAGAAGGTAGAAAGTATTTTCAGGGCATTTTGGCCGAGGCTCAGGATAGTCAGGGGCCGCTTGGATATCAGGTTAGCGTTTATGAGCCAGAAGCTTATAAAGGCATGAGGATGACGGCTTCGCCAAACGCTGACGCGGGGTATGCAATTTCGCCAGAAGGAGAAATTGTTTCGCTCGTTAAGAATAAAGACTCCAAGATGAAAGGTTTTGCTGGCAAAGCATTGAAGCGAGCCGATGATGATGGCGGGGTGTTCTTGAACGCATTTGACACTGAGCTTACCAATCTTTACGGCAAGGCTGGATTTAAGCCGGTATCTCGCGTTGAGTTTGACGAAGAAATGTTTAGATCCCAAATCGGAGACGAGGCCGTAGATGAATTTATGGAGGCCAATGCTAGATTTAACGAAGGCAGGCCGGATCTTGTATTTATGGTGCGCGACCCTGAGTTTGCACCTAAAGCAATGAGCGGTCAGGGTGGCCAGAAGGCTGAGTATGACGAGGCTTATGACATATTGCTGCGAGAAATGAATAGGCTGGGCTACAATGATTAAAGTTAGAGATTTTAAAGCGCAGTGCATTGCCGCATTGAAGAAAAAGTCAGACCAGCGAAAGGTTGATGAAGATGGAAAATGAGATCAACGACCTAGTCAACGAGTTGGAGCAGGAAATCGACCCCAACGTGATGAGCGACGACGAGCTGCAGGGCATCGTCGGCAAAGAGATCGACGACGCGATTGACTACATCGACAACAACATCTCGCCGATCCGCGCGCAGGCAACCGAGTATTATCGGGGTGAGCCGTTTGGCGATGAAGAGGACGGGCGCAGCCAAGTGGTCAGCATGGACGTACGCGATACCGTACAAGCCATCCTGCCGTCGCTGATGCGGATCTTCCATAGCACCGACAACACCGTCGAATACGCGCCGCAGGGGCCGGAGGACATCGCTGCGGCGGAGCAGGCGACCGATTACGCGAATTTCATCATCAACCGTGATAACAACGGCTTCTTGGCCATGCACTCCGCGTTCAAGGATGCGCTGATCCGCAAGGTTGGCATTCTCAAGTGTTGGTGGGATGACCAGACCACGATTGACGCCTACAACTACACCGGCCTCGACGATAACGCGCTGGCGGCGCTTGCCGCTGACCCCGACGCCATGATCACCGTGCAGGCGTCTATGCCTGTCAGTGGGCCTGCGCTGAACCCCATGACGGGTGAAATGCTGCCGCCTCCGATGATGCACGACGTGCGCGTTGAATATACGCGCCCCGATGGACGCGTTAAGCTGGAGGCTGTGCCGCCCGAGGAGCTGCTAATCTCCCGCGAGGCCAAATCTATCGCGGAAGCAGATTAC